GCTTGTGCCTGTTGAATTATCAATCTGAAGCGGAACCCTGTCTGAAGTTGTTACATGAACGCCATCCCAATCAGCGGCGGCTGTGTTTCTATTATTAATAAATGTGACCAAGTCACTAAAGTTTGTATTTACCTCGGCTGCTTCTGCAACCGTGTCGTCAACAAATGTCGTTGTGACTGCTACGTTTGCCATTGAATTCTCCTTATATCAAAGCTTTTGAAGCGCCTTCTTTTATCGGCAATTCAAACCCATTGAATGCAAAAGGCTGATTATTGTCTCTGTGTCTGGCAAGAAACTGCACGTATTTTCCCTGGCCTTTCGCAAAGACAATCTTTGTTCTGTCCGTCCGACCACCCCACTTCATTGTTCCCCACCGACCTGCTCCCCATTTACCACCTGGTTTTGTCATGTCAATTGTTGTTACTGTTCTATCGGTGCCGAAATCGTAACCAACAGCCATTTCAAATGTACCGCTTGTTTGACCTACAAAACTTGTATCGAAATATTTGAAATACTTACTGTTAATTGTGCTGTTCAAATCCATCCAGCCTGTTCGCCAGAAAGCACTTATATTGCCCGGAGTCGTCTCAGAAGCGTCTGTGTCAATTGAGGATTTATCTTGTTCGTAAAGTTTCCCATCATAAGCCCCACCAAAAAGTCTCCTGTCTTGAGCTATAACAGAAACATTCATTTTGTAGCCTGTTGTGTGTCTTAACCATGCCTGACGCTTTATATCCCAAATAATCGCAAGATCATGGGTTGATGCTGCCGAACTGGATACAATCCAAATAATCTGGTGAAGTCGTTTGTTGTATTGACCGTGTAGAAACTTTAGACGGGTTGTACTTAAGCTGTCCCAAACATCATCAATCGTATCGGGGAAGTCTATAATCTTTGTTCCATCCGTCGCCTTCATTCTAGGCTCAGGCGTAATGAAATAAATCAACCCGTCAACAGAAACAATCCCTCTTTTTGAAACAGCCCCAACATTCGTGAAAAGAGGAAAGAGGGGAAATGGGTCATTCCTTATAATCAAATCGTGGATAGAGTTCTGCTTAAACATAAGCATGTGATCAATATTTAGAACTTGAGCACCCACAAGCGTATCTCCATCGTTTAATCCAACGTCTTGATTGCCTGAACCTGAATTTGTCCAATCTTCCGGATTATTCAAAACTGACCACTGAATTCTTGATCTGTTTGAGTTTATATCCCCAATGAAAGCTCTGTTATTCGCGTTTAGTATGAACCTTCCGCTTGGTGGAGTACCTCCAATAGCAGCGATATTTCCTGATCCATCCCACTTAAAAGGAGCGTCAGCAGTTGCATCTGGACCTCCTGCAAAGAGAATAAGATCGTTGAAATTCGTTGATACCCATATGTTATCCTGGCCTGAAGTGATTGTCCCTGCGGTGATTGTGTCCATTGTACCGTCTAAATCGTCAGACTTAAAAACCGCTGTGGCAGCTACAACTACCAGGAAATCGTCTTGATCAGCCTGACGATAGTATCCTAGACCCTGAATTGCTGTAGACCCCGAAACCATCGCTGTTGAGTTAAATTCGCTATTTCCGCGTCTTTGCTCAAATCCACCCGAGGGAAATAGATTGATATTTTGAAGGTCTTGGGCCTCGTTAAGCTGTAAAGCTGTCACAGGAGCTTTTGTGTTTAATCCTCCAGAGAAATCAAAGAATCTAAGGGCCTGGGCGCGTCTTGTCATCTTTTGCCTTTAACTCTTGCGCCAAAGAACCCGCGCTGTTTCTTTGTTAGCTTATGTCCCCTGACTTTGCCGTCCTTTAAAATCTTTCTTGCTTTAGTCGCTGTTAATCTTTTTGCCATGATTAATTCCTTCCAAACTATCTATTTACTACAGGCCCAAAGTCCTGCGGGAATATCGGCCCGACAAGACTCAATTCGTCTATATGCTCGTCAACGCTTGCCATGACCCTGTGTTTTCCCTTGTCTTGGATGTTTCTGTCTTTCATGTTCGCAATCCCACGTAGGTATTCGTTGTTGGCAGAAGCGGACCTTGTATCGTCAAGATTCTGGAATCCGTAGTAAGCCGCTCTGTTTAGAATTACATTGTCGAACTTCGTCGGGAAGGCAGTCGTGTCTGTTGCTGCGGCCATTTCTGTTATTTGATGTCTGCCAACAAACCAAACATTCAAAGCTTTGTCAGGGGCCGGATAAAAAGAAAATTGCGCGATTCCCGAGGTTGTTGATTCCGATTCGATGTAAGCGAATGGCGTTCCTGTTCCGTCTCTGAGCGGTAAAACAATATCAGCATTTATTCTCGGGAGAGACTGAAGTCTTCTGCGCGAAGGCTCTGTAAGATAAACATTAAGAATCTCATCCATCGTCGTGACGGTTGTGTAAAACAATTTCCTGATTATGTATGTTCCGGCAGATAAGTTTGTGGTTTGGGCGTATACAGGATCAATTGTCAACGTGTCTGTAGCGGCTGTGTGTGACGTTATCTCATACCAGTCGTTTGCTGAAGAAAACTGAATGAATCTGCCTTCTACTTTGGTTGCTTGTGTCGCGCTTAAAGTCGCTGTGGAAGAACCAGAATTAACCGAGACTGTTCCTGTCGTAATGTCGATAACTGTTGAAACAAGGTCAAACGTTGTCAACTGCGGCCAGTCGTAAGCCGCCGCCATGTCTTGATAGCCTCTGTTAATAAATTCTCCCAAGGTTGTTGAGTCGGCGGTTATCGTGTCATCATAAGCCGCTAGTCTTTTCGCTAGAATTGATTTCATTTCCGAGAATTGCATTTGGCCTCCTTTAAATCTCTACTGCTCCTCTGGCGGCTGCTGTTAAAGCTGTTAACCCAGAAAGATCATCGTTTACTGTGAAAGATAAAAAGTTCTCGCTTTCGCCGCCTTCCAAAACAATCGCTTCAGGAAACTCAACAAGCAAAGTCACCAACGTCTTTGTATTTAAAGCCACAGCATTTACTATGTTTGATCCCGTCGCTAGAAAATCTCCTAAGTCTTTTATGTCAACAGAAAACAACGTTTTTCCTTTGCTAACTCTTGAAAAAATAAGTCCGTTTGTTAATGCCGAAACACCAAGTAAAGTGCTTGGGTCTAAACCTTGCAATGTCCCGTCAGCAAGAGTTGAAGCAATATTATCTTCAATTCTGATTCTTAACTCCGTAACATGAAACCTTGTGCCAAGCGGCGTTGTTGCTTTGAATACTGCCGGGACGCCTGAGTTTTCCCATTGAAAATCATCAAACTTTATTGTTGGTTTTGTTCCAGCTGTCCGAAGAATAGTCAATCTCATGCTGTTGAAATTCTGTGTTGTTAAGCCTAAATTAGCCTTTGGAATAACAAACGCCTGCGAACCAAAGTTTCCTGTATCTATGAAATCGTCAATATCAACACTGTTCCCCACAAGCACTCCATCAAGCCCGAATTCAAGAACAATGGTGTTGTTTATTGGATTGTAAATGTCAAGGTCAACAGTCCCTGTAAAAGCCTTGAATGGATCAGCATTCCAGATATGAGCTGTGTCAACAGTAAACGTGGCCTCATCATTATTATTCGCGCTTGTAATTGTGAACTTTCCGCCATCAGCAAAGTTCCATGTTCCCTGAACCGCTGTGCCAGGCCAGATATCATTAATAACATAGTCTTCTGCTGTTGCCATGATGTCAGTATCAAGAGACAATTGCGTGTCGCTATCGACTGCCGTTACAAGAGCGAACGTTGTGTCTGTTGTGTTGTGTACAAGCGCCCCAGGGCCTATTGTTGTATCAAAGTTCTGACCAGACTGAATTAGTTTAAATGCTGTTGTTGACCCATCTGTCGTTCCGCTGTCTGCGCTTCCCGAATTAACACCTGCATGAATAACTGTCGCCGCCAATCCAGAACCACCGAACGTAACGTTCTGGTTCATTGCTACTCCAAACGTATCATTTAAGAAAGGGTGGAACTCTGGATTGAAATTTACAAACGGTCTTGTTAAAGAAAGCAGTCCAACATGGTCTTTTCTTTTCGCCGTTGAAAACAGGTTGGCATGGGGCTCCAGTCCACTCCCGTCACCATCTTCTATGCGGAATTTAACAGACATGCTTAAACCTCAAAATGACCAATAATTGTTACCGATGATTCGTCTGCGTCAGCCACAACATCAACAGCCACCGACTTGTTTTTACCAAGGATCAAACCATCCGTTTTAAGAACTTCAGTTCTATCTACGGCCAGAAAAACATCTCCTATGACATTTCCTTGTGTGTTGTTTGTTTCTTGTGTTGCCGCTAAAGCATCTGCAACATTTGAACTTGCTGTGTTTAGATTTGTTCCTGTTATTGTGTTTCCAGTAACAGTAACCTCTGTTGTCGGAAGATGAATTGTGTATTCAGAGGCTGTGGTTCCACTGCTTATACTAATCTTTTCGATATGCAGAGGCGTGTCTGATGTATTTTTAACAAGAAGAATTGTAGCCCCGCCTGCGGCAGCGTCAATAATATCACTAGACCAATTATAGGCTGACCCGTTCTCCTCAGATTCATGCTCAAGCTCAGATTGAATTGTCGCTTTAGTAAGAGCCTGGTTTTCGTCGTTTACCGCTTGTTTAAATCCTCTTCCTTTTCCATCCTCAAGTTGCGCCATTAGAAATCTCCTTTCTCAGTATCTTCCTCTTTTAATTCTTCGGTTACTATCCGAGAAAGATATGTATTTGCCAACAAAATCTGTGTTAAAATACTCTTCAAAATAGATAGAACTTCTGTGTCTGCAATAGCAGTCTTGGCTTCACTGCCTCTCCGAACTACTGAACGACCCCCTACAAGCCTTGCGCCCATTTAGGCATCCCATTCCCAAAATCTGACATTACTTGAATCTGAGTCCACAACGCCAAAAACAACTCCTCTCCAATTCCCTCCTCTGGAAGTATTGTCAAATGTTCCGTTTGGCTGAACAAAGATAGTATTCGTAGTTGTTATTTTGTCGTTCGGTCCAATGTAAAGATTTTGGCTTGAATTATTCACGATAAAGAGTCCCTGCCTGGAATTGTTTGCGCTTATAATCTCTTTTGGCGATGTTCCAATTGAAATAGCACCGAATCTTGTAGCCATTATATTTTAGAGATATCCGCTATTGTCTTTGCTTTGTCTTCAGCAATCGCAATCAAGTCTGTGACAAGCTTCTGTTCTGCCGTTGTTAAGCTTGAAAATATATCGTCTGTTATACTTCTAACCCCAACATTTGAAGCGTCTTGAGTTTGAACAGAATATTTTACTGTCGTTCTAGGAGAACCTTGTCCCACCGGCACCGTTCTTGTCACAGACTTCTCAATCGTTATTGTGACGTTTCCTGTTTTTGTTTCTATGAATGTTGCCATTATCTGCCTCTGACATACCCAACGGCTGTACAGGTAGCTGTACCCTGGGTTGTTGCCGCGCCATCAACAGTCAAATTCAGAGCAGTGTTGACT